ACATCGAGGCCGTTGCGATGTGGAGCCGCTCCTTTTCCCTCACCGCGAGCGAGATCGGCGAGGGCGAGTGGGCGGACGACGACCGCAGCATCAAGACCTTCGAGGTGGTGTTCCCGCAGTCTGGCCACCGCGTGGTCGCGCTCACCAGCCGCCCGAGCAACCTGCGCGGCAAGCAGGGCGACATCGTTGTCGACGAAGCCGCTTTCCACAAAGACCTGGGCGCGCTGCTCAAGGCAGCGCTTGCCATGCTGCTGTGGGGCAACCGGGTGCGGATCATCAGCACGCACGACGGCGTGGAAAACCCCTTTGCCGAGCTGATCGCCGACATCCGCGCCGGCAAGCGCGGGCAGCAGGCGCGGGTGCACCGCATCACCTTCCGCGACGCGGTGGCCGAGGGGCTGTACCGCCGCGTCTGCATCCGCCGGCGCAAGCCGTGGACGCAGGCCGACGAAGACGCCTGGGTGGCCGAGGCTTACCGCTACTACGGCGACGACGCCGCCGAGGAACTCGACGCCGTGCCCAGCGCCAGCGCCGGGGCGTACCTGCCGCTGGCGTTGATCGAGGCGCGGATGGTCGATTTAGCTCGGGGACAGGCCGCGAGCGCCGGCGAGCGCTCTGTACCCACGGTGCGGCTGCCGGCGTTGATCCGCTGGCGCTGGGACGACGCCTTTGCCCAGTTGCCGGAGGACGTGCGCCGCTACGCCGTGGCCGGACAGATCGCCGAAGAACTCGCCCCCGTGCTGGATGCGCTCGACGTGGAGCAGGTGCACGCGGTGGGGCTGGACTTTGGCCGCGTGTCCGACCTGACCGTGATCTGGGTGCTCGCCCAAGGGCGCGACGTGATCAACCGCACGCGCGTCGTGCTCGAGCTGCGCAACTGCCCCTTCCGCGCGCAGGAGCAGATTCTCTTCGCCCTGGCCGACGGGCTGCCGCGCCTGCGCGCCGGCGCGCTGGATGCCACCGGCAACGGTGCAGCGCTCGCCGAGTACGCCGCCCAGCGCTACGGCTCGGCGACGATGGAGCAGGTCAAGCTCAACGACGGCTTCTACGTCGCGCACATGCCCAAGCTGCGCGCCGGCCTGCAAGACGCCACGCTGGTCGACCTGCCGCGCGACACAGACATCCGCGACGACCTGCGGGCGATTGCCGTCATCAACGGTGTGCCCAAGCTTGTCCCCGCCAAGACCCGCAGCGCCGAAGACCGCCGCGCCACCCGCCACGGCGACGCCGCGATCGCGCTTTTCCTCGCGCAGTACGCCATGAGCCGCGAGGTCAACGCCATCGGCTGGGAGCAGGCGCCGCCTTCCGGCCCGTGGGTGGAGGCGGCAACGGACGACTACTTTCTGGCGCTGGGGACATGAGGCATGCCTACTACAACGAGATCGATCCCTGTGCAGCGCAGTGGCTCCGCAACCTCATCGCAGCGGGGCACATTGCCGACGGCGACGTCGACGAGCGCTCTATCGCCGACGTGCGCCCAGACGATCTGCGCGGTTATCGACAGTGCCACTTCTTTGCCGGCATCGGCGGGTGGAGCCTTGCCCTGCGTCTTGCCGGCGTGCCGGACGACGCCGCAGTCTGGACCGGAAGCTGCCCTTGCCAGCCGTTCAGCGCGGCCGGCAAGGGCAAAGGCACCGCGGACGACCGGCACCTGTGGCATCACTGGTTCGCGCTCATTGACGCCTGCCGGCCTGGCGTGCTCTTTGGAGAGCAAGTTTCGTCCGCCATCAGGCACGGCTGGCTCGATCTTGTATGCGACGACCTCGAAGGTGCTGGTTACACCGTCAGGGCGGCCGTTGCTCCGGCTGGCGCTGTTGGAGCGCCGCATCGAAGGGAGCGGCTTTGGTTCGTGGCCGACGCCGATGGCGCGGGACGGACAGCGAGGGAGCATGAGGCCGCGCAAGTGGGATACAGGAGTCCCGCTGAACCAGAGGGTCGTCGAGGTCTATGGGACGTTAGCGAATGCCATCAAGGAGAAGACGGGAAAGTTTGGTTCGTTGGCGCCGGCATTCTCCCGCTGGCTCATGGGATACCCGGCCGCGTGGGACGACTGCGCGCCTACGGCAACGCCATTGTCCCGCAGGTCGCCGCGGAGTTCATCCGCGCCGTGCAAGTGAGGTAGCACCATGCCCACCATCCTCGACCGACTACTTTCTGGCGCTGGGGACGTGATGCGCAGCGCGTCGCAGTTGGCGTGGCACGCGGCCGGACGCCCAGTGGCCGTAGACGCCAATCCGATCGCGCGGGGCGTGTGCGCCACCTGCGGCGCCGATGCCGCCGGCGGCGTCGAGATTGGCGTCTACATGCGGCTCGGCCCAGGAGCCAGAAATGGCCTGGTCGGACGCAGCGGCGAGGAGTTCGGTTGCAGCGAAACCCTGAAATTCTTCTTTCCCGACGTGTGGCGCTGGGCCAAGGCCGCCGGCGTCTACCAGTGAGGTAGCCATCATGTCCACCCTCCTCGACCAATACGGCGAGCCGCTCGATCGCGCGGTGCTGCGCGAGCAGCAGACGGCGCAGCCGGAACTGGCGTCGCTGCATGGCGAGTACGCCGGCCACCCGTCGCGCAACCTGACGCCCGCGCGGCTGGCACGCATCATGGCCGAGGCGGAGTACGGCACGCTGTACGACCAGCTCGACCTCTTTGAGGACATGGAAGAGCGCGACGCGCACCTGTACGCGGAGATGCAGAAGCGCCGCATGGCGCTGCTGTCGGTGGAGTGGCAGGTGATGGCGCCGCACAACCCCAGCGCCGCCGAGAAGAGCATGGCCGACGCGCTGCGCGAGATGGTGGCCGGCATCGAGGACTTTGAGGACGCGCTGCTCGACATCATGGACGCGGTGGGCAAGGGCTACGCCTGCGTGGAGATCGAGTGGGCGCAAGACGGGCGGCAGTGGCGCCCGCACAAGCTCACCGCGCGGCCGCAGCGGTGGTTCAAGGTCGATGCCGCAACGCGCACGCAACTGCGCCTGCGCGACAACTCCGCCGACGGCGCGGCGCTGTGGCCTTTCGGATGGATCGTCCACGAGCACAAGGCCAAGAGCGGGTATCTGTCGCGCGCCGGGTTGCACCGCGTGCTGGCCTGGCCGTACTTGTTCAAGCACTACGCGACGCGCGACCTGGCGGAGTTTCTGGAGATCTACGGCCTGCCGCTGCGCGTGGGCAAGTACCCCGCCGGCGCCAGCGACGCGGAGAAGTCCGCCCTGCTGCGCGCGGTGGTCAACCTCGGCCACAACGCCGCGGGGATCATGCCGCAGGGCATGGCGATCGACTTCCAGAAGGCCGCGGACGGCACCGAGGGGCCGTTCCTCGCGATGATCTCCTGGGCGGAGCGCAGCATCTCCAAGGCGGTGCTCGGCAGCACGTTGACGACGCAAGAGGGCGCCACCGGCACGCAGGCGCTGGGCATCGTGCACAACGAAGTGCGCCGCGACATCTTGCGCAGCGACGCGCGGCAGGTGGCCGCCACCATCACGCGCGACCTGCTCTACCCGCTGGCCGCGCTGAACTTGGGCGCCACCGACCCGCGCCGCGTGCCGAAGTTCGTCTTCGACGTGGCCGAGCCGGAAGACCTGCAAGCCCTGGCCGCGCACCTGCCCAAGTTGGCGAGCGCCGGCGTGGCGATCCCGGTGAGCTACGTGCGCAAGAAGCTGCGCATCCCCGAGCCGGACGACGGCGAGGAAGTTCTGCGCGGTCAACCCTCGCCCGCATCGGCGGGAGAAGGTGGCGCGGCGCCCGCCGCGCCGGGTGAGGGCAATGGGCGCCGCACCCCGGCACCGACCGCCGACCCCGAAGACGACCCCAAAGCCGAAGACCCCACCGACACCACCGAAGCCCGCGCCCGCGTGCGCACCGAAGGCGACGCCCTCGACGCGCTGGTGGCCGATGCGCTGTCGCAGTGGCAGCCGCAGATGACCGCGCTGCTGGCGCCCATCGAGCGCGAGCTTGCCGCCAGCGTGGAGGCCGGCGAGACGCCCGCGCAGTTCCGCGACCGGCTGGCCGGCGTCCTGCCTAAGGCTGACGCCACGCGCCTGGCGCGCGTGCTGGCGCATGCCGGGTTTGTGGCCGGGCTGGCGGGCGCCGCCGATGTCGACTTAGACACCGGGGCCGATGCGTAACCGGGCCGACCGGAATACAGGCCCTGTGGCGGCCTGTCGCGTACCGGGTGCTACCTCGGGCCGTCCAATCTTTTTCACCGGCGCCCGAAGCGTCGCGACGGCCTAGAAATCGATCCGCATGGAGACCCGCATCCCGCCAACGCTCCAGTTCGGCGTGATCACGCCGGAAGATGCCGTTCGGGTTTTCCGCCAACGCAACTTACTTTCGCCAACGTACAACTGGCAGGAGCTGTGGCAAGACGCCCACGCCCGCGCCTTTACCGTGAGCCGACTGGCGCGGCTCGATCTGCTGGCCGCCGTGCGCAACGCGGTGGACGATGCCATCGACAACGGCGCCAGCCTGCGCGAGTTTCAGGCGCGGCTGCGCCCGCTGCTGGCCGATGCCGGCTGGTGGGGCACGCGGGAAGTGATCGACCCGCGCACGGGCGAGGTGCTGCGCACGACCTTCGGCCCCACCCGCCTGCAACTGATCTACGAGACTAACCTGCGGCAGAGCTTTGCCGCCGGCCGCTGGCAGCGCGTCCAGCGCAACAAGAGCGTGCTGCCTTACCTGCGCTACCGCACCGCGCGTGATGAGCGCGTGCGCCCGGCGCACGCCGCGTGGGAGGGCGTGACGCTGCCCGTAGACCACCCTTGGTGGCAGACGCACTACCCGCCCAACGGCTGGCGGTGCTTCCCGAGCGGCACGCCGGTGGCGGCCGCGCCGTGGAGGTGGCGGACGATAGAGTCGATCCGCGTCGGCGATCTGGTACTAGGCGGCAGCGGCAAGCTCAAGCCGGTAGCAGCCGTTCACGCGCGTCCGTACGACGGCG